GTTGGTGTCGCCAGCGAAGGTTACGACGTCGCCCGCCAAGATCGTGCCAGTGCCCGTGTCGACGATGATGTCGGTTGAACCGACCGCCAGCGTCGAAGCGAGGTTGGTGTCGAAGTTGGCACCAGTGCCCTTGGTATGGCTCTGCACCTGAGCGGATTCCTTGATCATCATTCCCTGAAGATCAAGCAGCGTGCCCTGACGGAGCAGTTCGCCGCCACCGGCCTCGTTGGCCTTCTGGAGCTGAGCAAGCTGACGCAGGTTGGTGCCGGCGACAGTGTTCATAACAATGGATGCCTGGCCGTCATTGGCGGGCATTCCGTTGTCGACCAGAATCTGGCGAACCTCGGCAACCTCGGAGAAGTCCGAGCCGAACGGGGTCGTGCCAGCAGTACCGAACGCACGGGATGCGTTGGTGTAGGCCTCGGTGGCAAGATCGCTTTCCATCTCGTTGACCAGCGCACGCATTGCCTGCTTGATCTGGTCGCCGTAGACGGTCTCGAACCCGATACCGTTGTTCAGGCTGAGGATATCCTCGCCGGTGTACGGAATCTGAACAGCGCGAGCGTTGCTGATGGTCAGCGTCTTGTTGTCGACGGTCTGATCCGTACCTTCCGGCACAGTCATCGACTCGGACACATCAACAGCAGCAGCCTCACGAGTGAACGATGCGCGAACAACGTCGCCCTTCGCCGCACGCTCGGAACCGTTTGCGTTAATAGTTGCGGAAGGGACGAAGCCGACAAGCTCCCGTCCCACTACGTCAGCCGCCTTATAGATGTCGGCTGCAAGATCGGTCAGTACATTAGCCATTTGGCACTCCTTAATCTAACCTGTTAATCGACTAATTTCCCGCCTGACTTCATAAACTCGGCTTTTTTAACCGGAGTCATTTGGTCGAAGTCATCGCGTGACATTTCTCTTGCGCCCACATCGGCCCCGCCTTGTGAACGTGCGGCCCCGCCGCCTTGTGCTTGCGATCCGTCCACCAAGAACGGATACGACTGCTTAATTGTAGCACTCAGATCATCAAGTGTACTAACAGTCAACTGGCCGTTGTCATCGACGACTTTTACCTCGCCCTCAACAAGCTGCAATCGTTGACTGATTTCTTTCTCCAGCAACTGTGCCCGCGCCACGTCCTTGGTCAGCGACGACGCCAAACGCGAGGCCTCTGACTTAACCTTTTGCTGAGCAACAGCTTGGTTCATTTCTTCGATTGTCTTGCGGAGCTGGCTGGCTTCCTGCTTCTGCGCTTCGTACAGGTCTTTGAACTGGCCGTTCTCCTGTGCGACTTTCTCGCGTTCAGCCTTCGCCTCGGAATCGATGCGATCTTTTTCCTGCTGGGCCTTCCGCTTTTCGGCTAGAAGCTCCTCGTTCTTGGCCTTCAGGCCAGCAACCTGTTCGTCAATCTGAGCCTGGGTAAACTCCTGCAGCTTTTCCTGCAGGGTTCCTTTCACCTCATCAGGGAGTTCGATTTCATTAAGAAAGTCCATTTGCATTACCTCTGGTTGTTGCAAATCGCGCCTCTGGCGCTACAAGTTTAATCCCTCAAAGGCGAGGGGTTCCAATTGGCGCAGCTCGTCAAGCGTCAGGGTTCTGCCCTGATCGTCAACAAACCGACCAATGTTCAAATTGCCCTCACGGAATAACCTTCCGCGAGATGCACCCAATACTTCATCCTGAAACGATGCGGCCTGGCGCTTCAGCCAGCCGCCATAGGTTGTGTTCGCTGATACCTGCGTCGCGCCCTGCGATCCACGGGCAGGTCGTTTGCCTGTCACGTCCGATGCCAGATCGAACTCAGGCTTGACGACTGGGATAATGGTCGATCGGCAACTGAAGTGCGCTGGCGGCTTTGGGCTGGTTTGCGGGTTGTCACCGAACGGATATATCTGGCCGTCACGGCTCATGCAGATCAGCGACGTCCTGCCATCGAGCGTCGCCACCCACTCGTATCCATCGAATAAATCCTCGTTCTCGCGCAGGGTCAAATCGCGCGCCTGTACCGAGACGTGGTTGGTGATTGTCCGGACAAGTGACGATGCCTGGTTCTTTTGCAACCGCTCAAACCCGGATATGTTTCGCCTGATCTGGTCGTTTGTATCACCCAGTGCTACACCGTCGCGGATGGTCTGGACGATCTGTTCGGCTTTCTTCTGCCCAAACTGAGACAAGGCATCACCGATGCGATAGCCCTGCGTCGGCTCCAAGTCCATGATCGAGGTGAAGATGGCCGATTGTAGCTGGCTGACATTCGGCGCGGCAGGAACGGCATCGACGTTGTTGCCCAGCATTCGGGTGGTGAAGTCGGCCTCATACTCTACGAAGTCGCGCATCTCGTTGACGACCGACTCACTCATCTCCTCGAACAGGCCATTGGAGTATAGGCGAAGATCGGCAATCAACTGCTGCAACCGCTGGCGGTTGAACTCGGTAATGTCCTCACTAAGGCGGCGATTGGCTTCCCGGATTAGGCGTTCAATAAACTCAGCCGCTTCCCGTTCCCGACCGGCGGCATAGCGCTGGACGAATATCTGATGGCGGGTTGCTGCGTCAATCAGCCCAGCGTTGGATGACATTTACCACTTCACCTTGGCCGACCACCACGCGCCTGACATTTTGCCCTTGGCGATGTTGTCAGCGTGCCGAGCCTTGAACGCACGGCGTCGTGCTTTGTCGGCTTCGCTCTCGCCCTTGCGCGGCGGCGATCCTTTGACACCTTGCTGGCCGAAGCGGATCAGCTTTACTTCGTCGCCTTCCTTGGCCAGAACGACGTGCGATTTATCCGGGTGCTTAGGTGTGCGCTTTGGCTTGTTAAAGCCTTCTAGGTTGTACTTGTCGAGGCGCGGGTCTTTGGCCATTACTTCTTCCCCTTGGAGCGATGCTTCTTGATTGCTTCCCACTGCTTGGCATCGACAGAGCGAGCCTTGCCACCGGTCAGCACCGAGTTGACGCGAGCCATTGCCCATTGCTGCGGGCTGACGCCTGGGCGCCGACCTGACGTTACGGCAGCGCCTATGCCTTTCTGATATATCTGCTTGAGCGCGCCATAAGGGGCATCGGCTTCTTTGGCCTTGCGCTTTAGCGCCGTCTTTGCGCGTTCACTTATTTCCACCGAACCGCCTCCTGTATGCCTTCGTAAACTCTGACTCGGGCGTCTTGCGCTTTTTGCCGGACGGCGTTTTATCGCCAGCCAGCGGCCCGATCAGCTTGCCTTCCTTTTGCATCTTCTCCAGCTGCGCCAACCGTTTGCGTCGCTGTTCGCCGGTAAGCCCTGCGACGTACTTGGCCGGAATCTTTGCGCCAGACTTAGTCGTGACTTTCCTTGTCATTACGCCAGCGGGTTTGATAAACCCTGCTCCTCCCGTACATCCTCAAGGGTTCGCTCTGGGTCGATGATCCCGCCCGACTTCAGCCGGGCAAAGATATCCTCATCCCCGATGATCTGCCGGTCGAGCAACTGGATCATGCTCATGATGAGCTGCGGATCGACGTTCCGATCGTAGAACTCGTCATTAATCTTGAACTTGGAATCGTCAGTATCGACGCCCATGAACATCCCAACCCATCCGATGCAGGTATTCAGCGCTTCTGACAGGTTGCTTACTAAGTCACCCAGCACCGAATTCTCCGATGCGAACCGGATACGAGCGCCCTCGGCTGTTTCGTTGGCGCTGCGGTCGGTGATGATCCGCGCCCCGATCATAACCATCTGCTGCTCTTTAAGGCGCATGGCCTCCAGCACAAGGTTGTTCGGGTTGGCTTGCAGCAGCGTGGCCGATCCAGTCTCACCCAGCACATGCCCGGCCCGTGATCCCAGCTTGACACCCTGCGGGTTGTAATCGCGGAACTGATCCGGTGATAGCGAGTGCGTGATAAAAAGACTCGGCTGGCCGACCAGAAAGCATGACTCCTCATAATCGGCGCTGTTGCGATAGTGCGCGACGTTCACATCTGCGATGTCCGACAGCGGCGCATCATCGATGGTCGGGTCGTTGTTCTTCGAGCCGGCGAACTGGAACGGGATAAAGTCCCAAACGGTGCCGTCGGCTTTGCGCGGATAGAACTCCTGCGTATACGGCTCGTCATCACGATACAGCTGCTGGGTATATCCATCATCGCGCAGCCGCAGGACGCGGTACTGAACCTTGCTGGTGTGATCGAACTCGTCCTCGGCGTCGAGGTAGTCCTCGGCCAGCGTGATCGATATCAGCATCCGGCGACCGCGCACAGTGTCGGTTTTCCAGTTGATGATCGCCTCGGCACGATATGGGACGATCGCGGCCCGCAGGTCTAGCATCTCAACCTGCTCGGCAGTTAGCCCGTCATCCGCCTGGGGATAATCAACCAGCAGACCAACCCGGCCAGTCTCCAGCAGGTTGGACAATTCATCCTTTGATAGCTGGGTCATCGACAGTCCGTCACCGGTTGCGTCGGCGCGCAGGTATTCAAGCTGCTCGGGCAGTTCAATAATCGGCATCTTGCG